ACAAAAATCTATAAATTCTGTTTGGGTTAATGAAATGAAAGCACATGAATATAATCCTGTGCATATTCATCAAGGTAAGCTCTATACAGGTTTATCTTCTGTAATGGTTTTAAAATTACCAAAAGAAACAGGTGTTGAGTATTCTGCAGAATCAAAACCTATGAACGGTAGACTACAGATTATTGGTTCAGCAAACGGTCAGTTTTCTAAAACAGATTATTCACCTCAAATGAAGATAGGAGATTTTTATGTGTTTCCTTATGACATGAGACATTGTGTTTATCCATTTAATGGAACTAAAGAAAAAAGAAGAACTTTAGTTTGTAATGTCGATGTTGATTATAATCCAATATCTTCAAGAACAGCATCTGGGCAAAACGAATGACACAAATACCACGAATGCCTAGATGGCAATCTTATGTTGCTCACACTACAGAACCTATTTTTACACCCGAGCAATGTAAAATGATTATTGATACTGGTCATCAATGTGCACCAGAACAAGCCAAAGTTGGTGGTGGAGAAAAAGGTCAATACGATACAAAGAAACGAGTAACAACTATTTCTTGGATACCTTTTGATAAATTACCACAGATGTACAGAAAAATTGAAAATCAATTATCTATTGTAAACTTAAACCATTTTGGTTTTGATGGCATGAGATTAACAGAGCCTGCACAGTTTACGGTGTATCCTAAAAAAGGTTTTTATGATTGGCACATGGATCTCAATGCGTTTGGTCAAGAAGGTCAAAACCCAATTAGAAAAATATCCATGACTTGCTTACTATCAGATCCATCAGAGTTTACAGGTGGAGATCTTTTGTTTTCAGATACAGGTGCCGACAAACCTTTAGCCTTGAAACAAGGACAAGCTATATTTTTTGCATCGTTTCTAAAACACAAAGTAGCTCCAGTTAAAAAAGGAATTAGAAAATCATTAGTAATGTGGTTTGGAGGACCACCATTTAAATGAGTCAATTACAAAGAAAGATATTATTTCCAACCGCTGTTTATTTTAAAGACATACCTAACGCGAAAGAACTTAATAAATATTTATTTAAAGAAATAAAAAAGTGGCGTAAGGCAGATCCTGAAGGAGAAAAGAAAACTAATTCTGGTTTTGGTTGGCACAGCAAAACAGATATGGATAAGAAAAAAGAATACAAACCTTTAATAAATGAATTATTTAAAATGGCTGAAGAGTGTAATAAAGATTATGGTATATCAGGTAAGCTAGGACTCGGTAACATGTGGGCTAATATAAATCCTGCATACAGTTATAATAAAACACATACCCATCCTAACTCAATGTGGTCGGGCGTGTATTACATTAAAGTACCAAAGAACTCTGGTAAACTATTTTTAGAAGATCCTAGACCAGGACCAAATACACATATGCCTAAAAGAGTAAATAATCTACCAGAGCAATTATGGAGAGTATGTGCTTATGAACCTGTAGAAGGGCGTATGATTTTTTTTCCATCTTGGCTTCCACACGGTGTTGATATAAATATGAATACAGACAAAGGTGAAAAGAACTGGAGAATATCTGTGTCTTATAATTTTATACAAATATGAGTTTTAAAAAAAATAAATATCAAGTTATTAAAAGCGCTATATCAAAAGAGATAGCAGACATAGCTTATAGATATTTACAGATATCAGCAGAGGCAGATTACTGGATGTTAAACAATGGTGTAACTCATGCAGGCAATAAACTTATTGGTAATTTTAAGGACAGTCAGGTGCCAGGTTCTTATGCTAAATATGGTGATAGATTAATGGAAACATTGTTAATTAAAACTATAGCTGTCATGCAGAAGAAGACAGGACTTAAATTAGTTCCGACGTATTCATACACAAGACTTTATAGAAATGGTAATATACTACGAAGACACAAAGATAGACCAAGCTGTGAGATATCAACTACACTAAACTTAGGTGGAGATTCATGGCCTATATTTATCGATCCTACGGGGTCTGACAACGTCATAGACGAGTATAAAAGCATACATAAGCCTGGTGCACCCAAAGGTGTAAAAGTAGACCTAAAACCAGGAGATATGCTTATTTATTCTGGATGTGAGTTAGAGCATTGGAGAGAGCCTTTTACAGGCAAGTTGTGTGGTCAAGTGTTTTTGCACTATAATCATGCAGATGGAAGGTTTGCAAAGAGCAATTTGTATGATAAAAGACCTATGCTAGGAATAGTCAAATAACGTTGAACATCAACGCAATCTATTATAATCTGGAGATCTATGCTACAAAAGATTGGTTTTTTACCTGGAATAAACAAACAGATCACTTCTACTGGTGCTGAAAGCCAATGGGTAGATTGTGATAATGTTAGATTTAGATACCAAACACCAGAGAAGATAGGTGGTTGGAAACAACTAGGAGCTGATAATGTAACTGGAGCTGCTAGAGGTTTACATCAATTTACAAATAGTTCTGGTCAAAAATATTCTATCATAGGAACAAACAGAGTTTTATATGCTTATTCAGGTGGTGTGTTTTATGACATCCATCCTATTAAAACTACAACAACACTTACTAATGCATTCAGCACGACTAACGGATCAGCTATTGTTACAATAAATTTTTCCGGTGATCACGGTATAGAAGCTGGTGATGTAATTTTATTAGATAATTTTACAGCTATTACAAATTCAGATTATGCAGCAGCAAACTTTGATGACATAAGATTTATGGTTACAACAGTGCCATCATCAAACACACTTACAATTACAATGCCGTCGAACGAATCTGGATCTGGTGCAACAGAGTCAGGTGGTATCAGAGTTAGACATTATTATCACATAGGTCCTGATGTACAGGCACAAGGATTTGGTTGGTCTCTTGGATCTTGGGGTGGAGAAGAAGTTGGAGCAACATCAACAACTCTAGCTTCAGGTATCACAGACAGCGCAACAAGTATTACATTAACAGACGCATCACAGTTTCCATCATCAGGAACTAACTACATACAAATAGGTACAGAAGAAATATCTTACACAGCAATTACATCTAATGTTTTATCTGGAGTAACAAGAGGAGTAAGAAATACCACAGCAGCATCACACTCAGGTGGAGCAACTGTTACAAGTTCTTCTAGTTATGTAGCATGGGGTGAAGCAGCATCAGGTGACTTAATTGTTGATCCTGGTATGTGGTCACTAGATAACTTTGGTGATAAAGCTATTTGTTTAATTACGGATGGAGAATGTTTTGAGTGGAATTCTGCAGCGACTGATGCAACATCTACAAGAGCCACAATTATATCTGGTGCACCAACAGCATCAAGACACATGTTAGTATCTACACCGGACAGACACTTAGTATTCTTT